CGCTGAGGTTGAGCTTACTGGTATTCTCTCCGAGCAGATTGCTCTTGAGATTGATCAGGAGATTCTTAGCGATCTCGTGGCTGGTGCAACAGCAGGTACACTTTACTGGAGCCGTCGCCCCGGTCAGTTTGTCAATCCTGAGACTGGCGAGAGTATCACCAGTTCTACCGCGCCTCCTGATTTCACGGGTACGGTTTCCGAGTGGTATGAGACTCTTGTTGAGACAATCAACGACGTTTCGGCTCGCATCCATCGCAAGACGCTTCGTGGCGGCGCAAACTTTGTTGTTTGCGGACCCGAGGTGGCGAATGTTCTTGAATTCACTAGTGGCTTCCGTGCTAAGGTTTCCGCTGATGAAGACAAGGGTGAGATTGGTGCAGTCAACGTTGGTAGCATTTCCAAGAAGTGGGATGTCTTTGTTGACCCTTACTTTATGCGTAACGTGCTCCTCGTTGGTCGTAAGGGCAATAGCTTCCTTGAGAGTGGCTTTGTCTACGCTCCATACGTGCCTCTTCAGGTCACGCCTACTATCTTTGGTGATGAGGACTTCTTGCCCCGTAAGGGCGTGATGACTCGCTACGCCAAGAAGATGGTTCGTCCTGACATGTACGGACTGGTTGTCGTTCGCGACCTCGTTGGCTAATAGCCTAAAACCAACTTAAGTTGGGTAAGCCCTGAGTTAGTTCGCTGACTCAGGGCTTTTCTTTTGTTCCAAAACTATTTACCACAGAGGAATATTATTATGGCGACACCGACCTTAACTCCAGCTTCAACTCTTAGTGTTTCAAAGCTTTCTGCGACGGGAACACTCACCGATGTAACGTCGGCGTTGGCTTATGGAATCTACACTAGCGAGGCTTTTATATCTGGAGCGGCTGATCAGGTTGCCTACACTTATCAAAAGTTGGGTGGCGAGATTCTTGATATTGAGATAATGGATGCTCAAGTTTATAACGCATATGAAGAGGCAACTTTAGAATATTCTTATTTGCTCAACATCCATCAAGCAAAGAATATGTTAAGTAACGTTCTTGGGGGGACAACAGGCTCGTTTGACGAAGACGGTCAACTCACGTCGGGACACGCACTAGAAGACGTTAATGTCAACTTGAGATTTCCACGCTTTGACTTCGCATATGCCCGCCGCACAGCCGAAGGCGTGTCAGCCGAGAAAGGAATGGGTAACGCGCAAATTTATTCAGCTTCTTTTGATTTGGTCGCGGACCAGCAAGACTATGATCTACAAAGCACAATTTATAGTGCGTCAGTTGATGCCGATAATAGTGATTTTCCTTACTACAACAAGGTCGGGAAAAATAAAATAACCATCACTAAGGTTTTCTATAAAACAAAGACAGCGGCTTGGAGATTTTATGGTTACTACGGTGGGTTAAATACGGTAGGTAATCTTGGGACGTATGGTCAGTATGCCGACGATTCAACCTTTCAAGTGATTCCAGTTTGGCAGAACAAAGCTCAATCAATCGCCTATGAGGACTCAATCTATACAAGAAATTCTCATTGGTCATACGAGCTTAGAAACAATAAAGTTCGCATTTTTCCTATTCCACCGAGCAGCGGAGATTACCCAGAAAAGTTCTGGGTTGAGTTCTCTGCTGGTGGAGAAAACACTTGGGAAGAACAAGAGGACCGTAAAGAAGGGGTTGAGGGTATTAATAATATGAACACCCTCCCCTTTGAGAATATTCCATATGCAAACATTAATGCAATCGGAAAGCAGTGGATCCGCAGATTTGCCCTGGCTCTATCAAAAGAGATGCTAGGCTATGTCAGAAGCAAGTTCGCTTCTATCCCAATCCCAGGCAACGACGTATCGTTGAACGGAACAGACTTAATCTCTCAAGGCAAAGAAGAACAAACTGCCCTGAGAGACGAATTAAAAACAGTTCTTGACGAATTGACCTATGGTCAGTTAATGGAAGGCGACGCTTCAGCTGTTGAAAACTCAAACAAAATTCAGCAGAACGTCCCTATGCTGATTTATAGTGGATAGGAGGTTAGTAAATGGCAGATCCGGATAACAAATGGTCACAACCAGATAATCCGCCGCCCCCTCTTTTCACTGGCAAGAAAGAAAGAGATCTTGTTAAGCAAGTCAATGATGAGTTGATTGAGAGGGTTATAGGACAACAGATCACTTACTACCCGATCAGTGTTGAACACACTGATTTTCATACACTGTATGGCGAGGCAATTAAAAAAACATTTTTGCCTCCGATTCGTGTATACGCTCTTGTTGAGTGGGAGGGCAGTGACACAACCACATCTAATTTCGGCATTGACCGCCGAGCAGGCATAACTATACACTTTCATAAGCGCCGTCTAACTGAAGATCAGGACTTGTTTGTTCGCGAAGGAGACTTTGTTGCTTATGGCGGTCAGTATTTTGAAATAGTTACAATTGGTCAGCCTAGAGAAATGTTCGGACAGGCTGAACATAAGGTTGAAATTGTGGCAAAATGTATTAAAGCTAGGGAGGGTATATTCGATGCCTCGTGATTTTAAGCCGAAGCCTAAATTAAAAGAAATTCCCTTTCAGCCATCAACAATTGAGACCGTTGATTATGCAATGACGGAGTGGCTACAAAAGTTAAATATTCATGCAGACACAAACAAGGGATTTAAACCTGTGCCAGTTTTATGGGTTGCAGCAGAGAGAGCATTCTCTGTTAAGAACAATAAAGACCTCCGCGATTCCAACGGTGCAATAATTTTGCCCCTCTTGACTCTTGAGCGCACGTCAATGACAAAGGAACTTTCAAGGAAGGGAACCGCTTTTGGGAACATGCCCCCGGTGGATGATTACAAGGGTGGCACCATCGTGATAGCAAGGAGCATACAACAGAAGAAAAGTTCTGCCTTCGCGTCCGTCGCGACCAAAGATATTTTTGGTCAGAGAACATTCCCATATAAGAATAATAAAATTGTATACGAGACGGTAACGATTCCAATGCCTGTATATATTGAAGCCACGTATAAAATCAGTTGTCGCACAGAATATCAGCAGCAAATGAATCAAATTATGCAACCTTTTATTACGAAAACAGGCGGTATAAACTACTTTAATATAGAGAAAGACGGACACAGCTTCGAATCTTTTATGCAGAGCGACTTTGCTCAAGAGAGCAATGTTGCCGAAATCGGAGAAGATGAAAGATTTTATCAGACGACCTTCGATGTGAAAGTGCTGGCTTATTTAATAGGCGCAGCAGAAAATCAAGAAATGCCAAAGACTGTTATTAGAGAAAATGCGGTTGAGGTAAAAATAGGAAGAGAAAGAGTTATTTTTGGAGATGAGATAGACCACCCTGCGTCCGACAAGAGGAAGCCGGGAGACGACGGCAAGTATCGCGGTTAAAAATGGTTTTTCAGCTTTTGTATGACTATTTACTAGAGAAAAATTCTTTGACCTGAAGGAGAGAATAATCATGTCAGCTAAGAGATTTAAGTTTGTATCACCCGGTGTGTTCGTCAATGAGATTGACAACTCACAATTGCCCGCAGAATCAGAGCGCTTGGGACCAGTTATTGTTGGTCGTACTGAACGTGGACCATCTATGCGTCCCGTCACCGTAAGCTCACAGGCTGAGTTTATTGAGATGTTCGGTCAGACGATTCCTGGCGGCAAATCTGGAGACGTTTGGAGAGACGGCAATTACCAATCCCCGACATACGCTTCGTATGCTGCGATGGCTTATCTTCGCAACAACGGACCAGTCACAATGGTTCGTCTTCTCGGTCACGAGCACCCTCAAGCCGAAGCGGCAGGTAAGGCTGGCTGGAAGGTCGACCAGAACGCCTTTGGACTTTTCCTTTTTCCTTCTGCTTCTGCTGTCGCCCACGACGCAAATAAGGACGTTACAGGCACCTTGGCGGCTATCTTCTATCACGATCTGGGCGTAGTCGGCTTGCAAGGTGCGAACCACTCAGTCGGCGCTGGCACCTTAGTAGCGGGCACGTCTGTCGCCGTTGAATCTGTTGGAGCCAATAACGAGTTTAAAGCTGTCGTGTACGCGACGGACGGAGATAACTCTGAAGCTATCACTGAAACAATAAACTTTAATTTTAATAGAAACTCCGACAAGTTCATTAGAAAAGTTTTCAATACAAACCCATCCTTAACAACTGAAGATGGCACAATCACATCGGCTAGAAAAGAAAAATACTGGCTTGGTCAAACTTTTGAAGACAACATTAACGACTATATCACCGACACCGATGCTGGCAAAGTCATTGGTATCATGATGCAGCTTGATGGAGGCGCAACTAAGGCAGTTGGTGTACAAAACAATGCTGCCACGCCTGGAACTACTGGTTGGGTAATCTCGCAGCAGCTTTCAAACGATACTGGGTCTTTCGCGCCTAGGACCGGCGGCGGCGTTGATACATTATTCAAGTTTTCTGCATTAGATTGCGGAGAATGGGAATCGAAGAATCTTAAAATTTCTATTGAGGATATTCGCTACTCTAAAAATGTAACTGATAACCCATATGGTTCTTTTACTGTGACTGTTCGTAAGGCACAAGACAATGACGGAGCTGTACAGCCTCTAGAGCGCTTTGCAAATTGTAACCTTAACCCGCAATCGGCAAATTACATTAAGCGTAAGATCGGCGATCAAACCCTAGAGTGGGACGAGGGCGAGCGCCGTTACAAAGTTATCGGAGACTATCCGAACGTGTCTCAGTTTATCCGAATTGAGGTTAATAGCGAGCTTGACAACGGCGCCCTAGACCCGCTCCTGCTTCCATTTGGATTCCAAGGACCGAATC